ATGATCTTGTAACGACTAATAAGTTCACCAGACTTGACAGGGGATGGCCGTAGGTGAAAGGCCATGGAACCGTAATGATGGGGCGAAGTGGTGGTGGTCACTGTGACAACGATGGTGGCGCGAAGATGGTGATAATCAGCGATCATAGCAAGGACCACAGGCGAGAGGACAAGGTTAGTTCCAACGTCATAGGAATTTACCGTGTAAGTGGTGGCCCAGTTTAGTGTCGAGAGGAACACTGGGCGAGAGAACGACGATCTGATGTCTAGAGTCGACGTGGGGAGAACGAGGTTGTGTCTAACAGGGACATGGGAGAAAGCTGTGGCGGTAGCGCCAATGGTGGATTCAATGGCAGACTCCTCATGCTTGTTAGATTGAGAAACGATTTCGTCACCATAGGTGACAGAAGAAGAACCCTTATTAAGGGCATTTGATGTGTTTTCAGTGGGAACCAGTTTTGTTTAAAGTCCAGTCATGTGCGGGCAAAGCAACAAGAACAGACCGGGCGCCTTTCTAGGCCCGAATCGTGTACTTATAAAGCGCCCACTGGGGCGCTTTGGGCAAAGAGACATCGAATACAAATAAATAAAATAAATAAGTAATAAACATATGTACAATAAATAAATAAATGGAAAGATGGGTTGGTCCGATCACACGACATATTCCCAGTCAAAGGCACGTCGCTCGTACTGGTCAGCAAGCGAGGCAGGCAATTCGCGCAAACCTAACCGATGATTCTCGTCCACCAACTTACATAAGTCGAGGACTTCCTTATCATTGGCGACAAATGCCTCGATCATAGCACTGCGCACGGTTCCGGCGAGGACAACATGCTTTTCTTCATCACGCAAATTCTTGATGCGCGGCATGATCAATGATTGGACAATGGATTTGCGGTCCAGCGGTGCGAAGATGCGCCCAGCTCGTAGCTCGAGTTTGCGCTTCAAGAAATAAAACATTTCAGCTCCGCCTGGGTCAGAGGGCTTAGACTTGTCTAACGCCGAACATGTCTTCAAAGCAAAGCGCATCAACACGCGCGAAAACTCATCGAAATCGACGTGGGAGGGAAGGACTTTAACATGGTCATCACCATAAATAGCGACATACATGTCAGAATCGTCAATACCCATTATTTGGCACGCCGCAACTAAGCAAACCAACAGGTAAAGACAATTGTGAAGGGTCGTCCACCCATGACCAGAGGCGTTGGTCCTGTACATCTCAAAAATGTCACTGGACACAATGACCACGTTCTGGAACATGTCATCAAGTATCTGGTTCACGACGGCAATATCATGGTCAGAGTAACCAATGAGTTTGCAAACGGAATTGACGACGCGTCGCAAAACAATCAAAAGAGTACGATGATGATGAACTTCAAACTTAACAACGTCATCTGATGACAAACGCATCGACGGGTCCAATCTCAAAGTATGGGGGTCCACATGTAAACGTGAGCAGAGGTTGCTCAGATCGCTATGGTCGTGCATGTTAATGCCAACCATGAACCCAGAGCTCTCGCGAAATTGATAAAGGAAATCCATGATGGGCATCATGTAAGCTCGGACGACCATCGCCTTACTCAGGCTGGCGACCATGTTCACTAGACGGTAGGGTTTGTTCGATTTCACCTCACGGACCTCATCAGTTTTAACGAAGGACGTGTAGACGCTGGTAAACTTCTGCCCAGTACGCAAACGGTTGATCTCGTAATCAAACTTTGCTTTCACATGAGCAGAAGCACCAAATGATTCACCGTCAAAGAAGAGGTACCTACCCTTAAGACCAGGACCGATACCGGCTGAAGTGTTACGAGGGATCGCAGGAATGCAACCTATCCCGTTGAGGACTTCATCGAAATTGCAAGGTCGCCTTGGTCTCACAGGGCCAACCCCGCGGACTCGAGTCCAAACAGAGCTGTACAATTTGTCGAGATCGACACCAAGGTCAAAGGGAGGGTCGCTGTTGACGTAATCTTTGGTGGCTTTAGCACGGACTTCAACGTAGTCACGAAGCGCACTGAACTTCTCCGTGGAACCGTCGGGTAGCGTGCGTAGCTGTGTGGCACCAGTGGTCGAATACCAATCGGCAGCGACGGTACCGACCAAAGCAGCAGCCGCGTCCGACTCGGGGATGTACGTGCGGCTCGTTGTCCCACTAACCATCGGGATCACCTTTGATCCGTCACGGGTGACAATGGCAGCAGAACCGAGTATTCGACCGATGGAGTCAGTTGCATCGTAGTAGAATGCCGAATACGGATGAGCGCCAGGTGAGGCTACCACGTAACCAACATCACTAAGATCGCGTTCGACAGACTCTTTGGTCCTGGCTGGAAGGTGTCCAGGTGGTCGCATGTAGGTACCGTCACGGGGTACAAATATCGACGGATACTTGGCTCCGGCAACAGTGGCAACAAATGCGAGAGTACCAACACACATCGAGTTCTGGACCAAAACACCACCACAGGTGTGATGAGGGACAACAGACGTACTATATATCACACGGCACGTCGGTCTTTCGGGGTTTGGGGTATCAATGGCAAAATGACTGATGTCCACGTCAACTTTCACACGCGTACCATCGACGTTGTACGAGTAATACGTGGCAGGACCAGGTCTGGCTTGTGCGTACGAGCCCTCGAGAAAGGGTCCAGGTGCTGGGATAGAAGAACCTAACACTGCCTCATCATTGAGGGGGTCGACTGAGATGGCCTGTTTAACGAAGATATACCCATTACCAGTGATACTGACAATGTCAGAAACTGGGTCGACCATATGATAGCTTGTGGACAAAGTGTCTGGTGTGATCCTAGTGGCGCAAATCACTTTCTTCTTTCCATTCTTCAAGTTCGTGGCAATACGAGCAATGGTACCAAACCAAAACTCATCATCCTTGATTGGTACCACGTAGTCCTGAGGGACGTACTTGGAGTGCAATGGGCCTGACGTCTCATATGACGTGTCTCGAGAGGAGTCACCTCTATTGGAGTAAGACGCGTATAGGGACCGGAGAGTGACGAAGAAGAGGACCCCACCAAAAACTTGGACGATCGTGGAGATGGGGCTGTAGTCCTGACCACCAACTGTGACTCTCAATTGAGGCAGTGTAATCATATTGACATGAAGATTCTTGCTGTACAAGTAGGACTGGACCATCTTGCTGCGTCGATGACGCCAGAGCAAGAATACGGTCAGATCAACACAAACAACGTATGCGAGCCTAATAACGAGAGCCAACAAAGGAAGTGCATAACTACCGGTCAAAAGGCACGAACACAAGGTAACCAATTGGGTGGTGATGTCAGTGGTCAGGGCTTGCTTGCACGTTGAAGCCAATCTGATTAAACATGCAATTTCTGCAGGCTCTAGCGAGTCAAAGAACCTGAATAACCAGTAACCCATTGGGGGGTCGGGCGCGACAGGAGGGGGGACATAAGCGACGCTGACCCTAGGGATCGAAGCACGAAATGCGTCGTAGTGACGGCGAAGCCTGTTACACTGAGTGCGAAGGACAGAGGTAACAAGCGTAAAACCAGTCTCACCAACATCAATCTCGTCGGACAAAAGGATCGCCTCGACCACATTGGCCTCATCGTCAGATGTAATGAGCTCATCATCAGCATCATATTCATCGGGGCCTGCGGTCGCATAGTCATGGGAGCGATCGGGCAGGCCGAGCGAACAAAGGCATTGAGCAAAATGACATTTCGGGCACGGCGGTGGGGGCACGAACTGTTGATTGAACTTGTAGTGTAACAACGCAATGTTCCTGACATATTCAACCATTCGTCGAAACTCCAGACCCCTACCACAATGTGGTAAGTAAGGACCATCGACAATGTCATACGGGAAGACATCGGCGTTACCCAGACGCAAAACCTTCTCGTTGAGGACAAGGACGTCATACGTCACTTTCTTCTTCATCCCAGTCTTGTTGGTAGCAGGATTAACTTCGTTGACCTTGACACATATGGGCAACCTCATCTGACCTGCAACATAATTTGCGCTGTTGGATGGTCGAAAGAGCCATCGCGACTCCTCGTTGGAGGTACAGACAACAACAGTGGGGCGAATGACCTGTCCTTTACCTTCGAGATCGGCAACAGGTGGTTCGGTGGGTTCACCACCAGCCATTCTGTGGAGATGGTTGAGGTTCTCAGCAGCTTTGAGGGGGTCAGGGTCGGTATCCAAGTCATGCATGAGTAGAACATCGGTCGAGGATGGCAAGTTTTGCTGGTACTTGGCTTGGTTTTGCCATGTAGCAGTGATGACATCGAGAGGGTCTTTGTCCTTGACGAGTGATGTTATCATGGTCCCTAAGAAAGTGGACAAGAATGTTTTACCAACACGCGGGGGACCAACGACAAGTATACCGATGGACTGTGCAGACGCCTGCAAAGTAGACGAGATGACCTTATGCTTAAAGCAATAGGACATGAGGTCGGCACACCTGGAGGCATCTCGGGGGGTAATGCATTTCGTTTTGACAAGTTCTAAACGCGACGAAAGGTCGACGAACACTTCTTGGCGAAGAGATCGGTTCTGCATGACCTCATCCTTGAGAAGCCTCTCAAGCTCATCAAGGCGGGCGGAGACGTCATCCCCGGAGCAGCGGGCTAGGAGAGCGCGCATGTCTGCCATGGTGTCTTGTAAGGCTTTATCAAGCTTGCCGGGTTGTAGGCGAACGTGTGCCTCCATCTCATCTAGATGTGACTTGAGGTCGATTCCAAGCTCCGAAGAGCATCCGACATCGCGTGCAAGCGCAGATAGGCGGGCTGACTTCAAGAGGAAGCGCGTATGAGGGTTACCGAGAGACTCGAGATTGGACACATCACCAGTGGTTATGTACGACCATATCAATGGTAGCTTAGCCAGCAATGAGATCTCACGCATGGCCGTCTCAATCGTACCATCAAAGATGGGGCGAATGAACGACCTCACAAGCGGTTCAGGGAGATAGGCCTCGGACCCTGTTTGGACCATGCTAAGGATGGCCTTGGCCAAAAGACTCTCACCCAAATAGTGGTGTACAACGTCCATGGGACCGGCGGGTTCGTAATCCCACTGTTTGACGCTATGGGGCACATGCATCATGAGTTCGGAGCAGTACTCGCTAATCTCATTGACACCAAACGTTGCAACGGCGGCGGCAACGTCTTTGGGGCCTCGAGCGGAGATCAGGGAGAACACGAAACCAGCAAGTCGGACGGATTCATTAGTCTCGGCAGAAAGTGGTGGGCCGCTGGGTTCATACCCAACATCGTACACATTTTCTCGAGCGTCTTCTTGGGGAGTACGGAACACGTCTAGAAGATCACAAACCAAGTATGAATAACCGCTGGCCACGAGGATAACAAAGGTACCATCGGGGTTGTGCGACCACTGGCCGCGACAAGTGTGTGCAGTGTTCATGAGAGTGGATATCTTGTAGGACGGTTTATAGTCCCTGGCACATCGGGCGAAGACGAGAGAACGGTCACTAAATCGAAGTAATTTGTACCTATCAGTCTCACTGAAACTTGTAGCAAAAGACGCGAGTGAAAAGTGACCCGCAGGGGTCTTGACATTCATCTTAACCCTACGAATGAGGACAAAAAGCAGCAATACAACACAAAGAGCGAAGTACGTGGAAATGTGGATGTCATTCGCTAGGGTTATACCAGTGGGTATATCGATGGCAATGTGTGAATGTTCGTTACCGAGAACAGCAATCTCACTTGGGGAAAGCGTGGAACCAGTGATTGTTGGGGAGTCTGTATGATGAACCGAAGGTGGTACACGCCACAACCAACTGGGTGGTATGGTTGGCTCGTCCAACAAGTCTTTGAATGCCTCTATGGGTAATGCGAAGTAAGGCTGTCCATACGTCATCACAGGGTGATAAAGGATGGGGAGAACCATTACGACGGATAGGACGCATAGAGGTATGGGGAGAGACAAGAGGTAAAGACCGGCCGTACCGACATGGGCGATGTCAGACATGCTTACACCAGTAAACAAAAACATCCCAGGGTTGGGGAAACTAAGCATCAATGCCGAGAGGAACCCAGAGGCCCCGACGTACTGGACGTCGAACAACATGGCTATGTAAGTGAACAACACTGCACAACAGAGGCAGCGAAAGAGTTCACTCAAAGGTCTTAGAGCCAGAAGAGGTGTCAAAATAGCATTCCAGTAGGCATGCTCAACACCACCATGGCTAACAATAGCCGCCAAAGGGTGGATCTCCCAAGGAGGGAGACGTGTGTAGTTGAGCAAGACAGTGGAAGCAACGAAGAGG